CTCGGGGTCGTCCAGATCCACGCCGGGGGTGTAGGCCTTGACGCTGATGTCGTTCAGGGTGTTGATGTGGACGGTGTCGCCCCACTGGGCGATGTCGCCCTCGTAGTTGCGGTTGCACAGCGTGCCGAACACCAGGGACTTCTGCAGGTTCTGCTGGAGACGGGCGCCCCACACCTGGGGGATGAAAGAAGCGATAGCCATATTTCGTGTACCTCCTGAAATGTGTTGTAGTTAACGGTTGGTTTGCAGCGCCGTGCGGACGGCGCTCCAGTTGCGGTTGATGTCCTCCCGGGACATGCGGATGACGTCTGCGCGGGTGATGCCGCCGCCGGATGCAGCGGGCGGCTGCACCTTCCTTACGGGCAGGGGCGTGCGGCGGCCAAAGAGCGCGCCGTACTGGCTGCGAAGGGGCTGGAGGGCGGCGTCCGCATCGATGAGCGTATCGCCGTTCCAGCTTTCCTCCGGCAGGGTGAGGGCGTCCAGCATCAGCGGGATCGCCGCGGGGTTGGCGCCGGCCTTCTCCAGTGCCTCGCAGAGGGCGGCGCGCCGGGCTTCGTGGTGACGGTCTGCCTCCGTCCGGGCGCGGTAGGCGTCCAGCTCCGCCTGTGCGGCGGCGGCCTCCTGGCGGGCGGCGTCCAGCTGCTGTGCAGCGGATGCTTCCGCCTGGGCAAGGGCAGCCTTGTGCTCCTGCCTGAGGGCCTCCACCGTGGCGGTGTGGGCGGCGATGATGCGCTCGATGGCGGCGTCGGTCAGCTCCAGTTCCTTGAGGAGCTTGCGGGTGAGAGACATGTCAATTCCTCCAATCAAAAACAGGCACGGTGCTTCGTGCCTGATGGTCGGTTAAGCCGTGGCATTCGTAGGGGCGGCAATCTGCCGCCCGTCGTCGTGGACCAGCCCCTCAATCTGCTCCTCCTGAATGTAGGGATTGAGGCGCAGCGCGGTGCGGTGGTCGATGTCCTGGCGCATGGTGTAGATGTCGGAGACGACCTCGCTGTCATTGGCGATGGTCTGGCGCTTGAAGCGCACGTCCTCCGTGGGGTGGCCGATGAGGGCAAGCAGGTTTGTCACGAACCGGCGCACCTCCCACTCGTAGCGGTCGGCCTTCAGGTTCAGGTTGGCACAGGCTGCGCGGATGGCCACGTTGGTCAGGCTCCCGCCGGTGAGGGCGTCCATATCCAGGGCCATGTAGTCCTGGTAGAGGGCGCGTTCCAGCAGGGACAGGGCCTCGCGCCTTGCGGCGTAGGGCACCTCGATGGTGCGGGGCTCTGCGGTGGCGCTGCCGCCCGTGCCGTCGGAGAGGTTCGCCACGGCCTTCACCCGGTTGATCTGCTCCAGCAGCTCCGCCACGTCATCCAGCGTGCCGCCGAAGTTGTTCAGCACCCAGTATACGTCGTTGGACCTTTCGAGGTTGTCGGCAAAGTCGGAGAGGATGGCGTCATAGGCGTCGATCTTGGCCTTGATGGCGGGGGTCAGCTCGCTGGCAGCGTCGGTGTTGGCCTTCAGGGGGATCAGCGGCAGGCGGCCGTAGCCTGGCTGGGCGGTGATGCTGTGTTCCAGCGCGTCCTCCTCGTACACGCGGCGGTAGGGCTCTTTCTCCACCGCGATGTGCAGCCCGGCACGGTCCTCCCGGTAGATGATCACACCCTCCTCGTCAAACACGCGGATATACATGGGGCGGTCCGGGGCGATCTGCCAGAACTGCACGCCCAGCTTTGTTTCGCCGCTCATTTCGTCCACCAGAGGGAAGAAGCCGGTGTAGGGGTTCTTCGCAAACTCGATCACTTCGATGTGGTCGGCATTCCAGAAGCCCCAGGCGCAGCCGTGCAGCAGTGCACATTCGCCCAGGCGCTCCAGCTGATGATCGAAGTCCGCGCCAAGAGCGCGGCGGCAGTCCTCCGGCAGACTTACGCCCTCGGAAAGCAGGAACTGGTTCTGCTGGGTCACAAACCGGAACAGGAACGCGCTGGCGATGCGGTTGCCCACCACGTCCTCGGTGCCGGCTCGGGCACGGCGGCGGCCGTTTGCATCCACCGTGCTGACCTTGTGGGCCCGCAGGATGGTCTTGCGGGCTACTGCCGGGTTCTCGCCGCGGAAGTAGCTGTTGGCCTCCAGCGCGCGGGCAAAAGCTGGCGAGGCCTTGCAGCGGCGGATGGCCTCCAGCAGCAGGGCCTCCCGGTCGGCGGCGGCAAGGTAGTCCTGCCAGGTGATGTCGGTAAACATTGGTTCACTCCTTTACATGTGTCGTTCCAGGGCGCGCACGAGGCAGGCTGCGCTGTCTGGCGCGTCGTCGTGGGCGGCGGATTCTGAGTAGTCAAGGATCTGGTCGATGTAGGCCCGGTCCGTCCCCCGGACAAAGACGGTATCGGGCCACCACTTGCGCAGGAGGGTGGCGATCTTGACGTGCTTGTTGGCGGACTCTGTGTATGGGCGAACCAGCGCCCCCCTTTGGCGCAGCTCCCTGGCGACGTAGCCCTTGTCGGCGTTGGTTTCCACATGGATGGGCCCGCACAGCAAACGGTCGCATTCCGCGATGATCTCCTCCATCACGGCGGACACATGCCCCCGCCATAGCCGCCCATATAGCAGAAGCTTGCCGTCTGCGATTTTTCCGCAGGTGAGGGCGGTGAAGTCCCCGCCGCCAAAGGCCGCGTCCACATGGGCCAGCCCGTCCCGCAGGAGGGCAGCATCCCCGTCCAGCTGGGGGCATTCCCCGAACAGCGCGCCTTCAGCGGCGATGTGCCTCAATTCGTAGTTCGCCGCAAACAGGGACGGGGTCATCACATTGCGCAGCTGCAGGATTTCCTCCTCGCTCAGCAGCCCCGAATGATAGCAGTCACATCTGCGAATGTTGGGCATGAGCGAGATGGCGTCCTGGGGATGCCAGGGCGTGCCGGTGTTGATGATTCTCCCGTCCGGGTTCTTGATGTTCTGCAGCTCCTGGTAGACGCTACGGATGCGGCTGCGCTCCGCCGCGCTGAGACGGTCCTGCAGGTTGACGATGTCATCGGTGATGATGATATCTGCGTGCTTGCCTGTCAGCGATCCGCCGGTGCCAAGCCCCAAAAGCTGGGGTGCGCCTCGGATGGGCGTGTAGCAGCACAGCTGCACGGTGAACATGTCCGTCTTGAGCAGCTCCACCGGCGCGCCGTAGATCAGTGCCGCCAGATGGCGCATCGCGTCTGTGCGCAGGATGTTTTTCACCTGGCGGATGACCTCCACCACATCGTCCTCCGTCTTGCGCATGAAGATGATATTCCTGCGCGGATATGCCAGAAGCATCGCTGCCATGACGAAGGACAGGCAGGTAGTTTTATAGCTGCCGCGGTGGGCCAGGAGGGTCATGTCCTCCTGCCCCAGCAGCATGTCCTGCATCCAATGCCCGTGGAGCTCGTCCGTCAGCCGGTCAAGGCCGCACAGCCGCGCCATCTGCGCAGGATGCTTCAGCAGCAGCGCCAAAGCTGCCCTACGCATGGCGCGCCGCCAAAAGCTCTGCCACCGCAGCCTCCACAGCGGATGCGGCTTCCGACAGATCAGCCGTTACCTCTTCCTTTGGGGCGAACAGGCTGTGGTACTTCGCCAGCTGTTCTGCCGCCTTGAGCCGCTCGGCGGATTTCTCGCTCCGCATCAGCTCGGTGAAGGTCGCCAGAACCTCGTCCGGGCTGGCGATGTCCGGTGCGGGGCCGGGGTGGGTCTCCATCTTCACACCTCCTTGTCGTATTGGTGGTACAGAAAAGGCGCTCTCCATCAAGGAGAACGCCTGTTCTTATTTGACCACGATAGCATCATAACACAGGTTGAAGTATAATGCAAGACAATCTTTTCCAAACTTGTCCAGCAAAGTCCAATGAAGTCCAATCAAGTCCGGCGAGGGTTAGCCTGCGCGCAGAAAGCCTGTACGGATTTGGTTGATGCGGGACTTGCTCATGGACATGGTCCGCGCCACCTGTTCGTCGGTGTGTGCACATATATAATAATGTTGGATTACCATGTACGTCCTGAAATCCCGGATCCCCCGCAGCAGCACATCCACCTGCTGGCGCATGCCTTCCAGCTCCGCCTCCTTTCGCGCCAGCATTTCTTCCAGGCCGTCCGCCAGCTGCATCGCCGCCGCAGCCGGGTCGTTTGTTCCCCGGGCAATCCGTGCTGTGTCCTGCGTGCATACGCCCGATGGCCGCCCGTCCGTGCCGATCCGGGCCAGTTGGCGGCGCAGCTCCTCCATTTCGATCACCGCTGCACGATAGTTGGTCAGCAATTCCTTCTTTGTCATCCCTTCGACCTCCTTTGGATCTGTGGTTTGTTTGCTCCGCTGTCAGGTCGATTCGACAGCAAAAGCAGAACGAATGTTCTCATTATATACAAACAGAAAGAGAATGTCAAGAGAATGGGGCGGATTTTCCCGCAGAAGATGCTGCCTAAAAGACGAACAATTTTGGGGGCAATCCGGATTGAATGTCCGGCCCAAAAGCAAAACAGTCAGAAATCCTTTTGGGAAGATCGTTCGATAAACCAAAAAGAACGCAAAAAAAGTGAAAAAACTTAAAAAAGGCTGTTGACTTTTCTTTGGGAAGGTGATAAGATACACAAGCTGACTCGCGCGGGACACTGCCGGGTGAGCACTGAACCTTGAAAACGATACAGACAAAAAGAAACGCAAAGAAATGAGACAGTAATTCCGAATGAGTTGAGTCTTGCCGGTGCAAACCGGAAGGAAATAAACAGGA